AGTGATGATTACGGTGCTGGTGCTCCAATTTCACAGGGCATGAATATGATGACTGACAGCCTTGATTACATGGGTGTCAAGATTGTTAAGACTAATCATATTCCAAAGATTGATCACTCAGCTGCTGCTAATGCAATTGGTGCTGCTAAGTATAACCTCAATACTGGCACTTTTGGTATTTATGGTATTCTCTTCCAAGCAGAAGCAGTTGCTGGTCTTTCTCTTATGGGCATGAAGGTTGACACCGTGCAGGATGTTCGCCGCAATACTCAGTTCACCGTAGGCAGTATGCTTAAGGGTACTGGCGTAATTAAGCCTGAGATGGTCAAGCTTATTACTGCTGGTGCAACTGCAAATAGTGCTGATACTCGTGCATTAGTCCGTGGTCTATTAGCAACTACCATTGATAACTTTACTGATGGATTTGCTGCTGAATATAAGTCTACTACCTAATGATTACTCTTCTCCTTCATAACAAGTTTCTATTATTAGTACTAGTTTGAATCGGAGGTGATCGTTTATCTACCCCCGGCTCCCTTAAGTGGGAGTCGGTGGGTTTTTTCTAACAACTAAAGGAGGCTACTATGGGCTTAATAACTAAGCTACAGGCAATTAATCATATGCTACTGGCTTCAGGTGAGAACCTTGTAGCTGACCTTGAAGGTGAGTCGGGTATTGATACTGGTATTGCTGACACCCTACTCGAACAAGCTAGCATTGATCATCAACTGAGAGGTCTTGCTAATAACAAATACATCCGTAAGTTTGAACTTATGGCAGATGGCTATATTGTTTTACCGACTCCAGATTCTGATGAGTCTGGTATCCTTGCTGCTGAGTTAGTATCACAGCATGTGAATAAAGATAACTGGCTTATTAAAGCACGAGTATTAAACAATGCATCCCCTGCTCGTATGTGGAATATTACTGATGATACAGATGTATGGGAAGCTAGTAAAGGTCCTTATTACATTGAACTAACTATGAAACTCCCTTGGGAAAACCTAGAGACTTCAGTACAGAGAGCCATCATGGCTACTGCTATGCGTCACTACCAGAGTATTACTCAGGGTGATGAAGCAACTGATGCTTTCTTAGGCTACCAAGAGCAGCTCTTTAATCTTAAGAGCAGAGCTTCAGATATTAATGATAAGAAGAAAAACATCTTTAACAATAATAATATGATTCGAGATGTTGCCCTGCGTACTCGTTATTTTAGTGATTCAACCCGTTTTAGGTACTGGAGTACCGGAGGTATTTAATGGCTATTCGTAGACGAAGCCCACAGGCTGGCTATGCCTCAACCAAACTTCCTGTCTTCACAACCAACTCTGTTGGTAGACAGTCGCCTAATAGACGGCAACCAAACGAAGCAGAGAATATTGACAATGCTTTAGTTTCCCTAGAGCGTAACTTTGAGAAGCGACCCGGCTTTGAGATTGTACCGCAGAAGTCTGCAGCCGAAGCTACCTCATGGGATACCTCATCCAATGCTATTCGATTAGATTTGTATTCCCTAGCAGCTGTGCCATCAACCCATGATCTATGGTACTACTGGTACAGTATTAATGAAGAGAATACATTCCTTGTTGTGGTTGACTTTAGTGCAACCACAACTGCTCATAATTTATTTTATATTTTTAGAGTCTACCCTACAGGTAAGTGGGAAGATCTAACTCCAGCTAATCAGAATACTGAGGCTGTAGTCAGTGCAACTAGCCGTGCATACATCACACATAACCCCAACAGCAAGACAGCCAAGGAATCCCTTAAGGCTGTATCATTGGGATCAAGCGTAGTTGTTCTTAATAAGAATGTACGAGCGGGATTCAGTTCTGATGTTACTGGGGATGTAAATACTGATGGTATGTTATTTGATTTAAACGGAGATGTCACTACAACTCCAGATGTCAATGGTCGTAAGATTAAATACTATACGGCAGCTAAGGTTGCCAAGGTATTTGACACGGGTGTGGATACTCTACCAAGTACAGAAGATGATGTTTTACTTGGGTGGCGACCTGCGCTAATAACTGGTATATCACAAACAGTTGGTGGAAGTTCTACTTCTCATATTCATTTATCTAATGCAGCTTCTAATGTAGATGATGCTTATAATTGGATGACAATTAGGGCAACTTTTGCTAATGGAGAAGTAAGTAATGCACTTAGAATAGCAGACTATGTTGGTGCAACTAGACAAGCCACACTTGTTAATGGAGTGGTATTTCCACAAAACACTAACAATTCAACTACCAAATACACAATTGATATTGCATCATTAGAAGTTAAAGGAAGCTTAACCGCTACTTCAGTTGTTACAGCAACTACAATACAATTAGCAGCATCTGCATCTATCACAAATGATGCGTATAAAGGACAGTTAATTGTTCTTGCTAATGGTGGTGGTGAAGGGACATATACTATAACAGGATATGTAGGTCAAACTAAAGTAGCCACCATTTCTCCTGCTATTACTGGTAGCAATGCAACTGCAAGTACTACTTACACGATTAATATAACCAATGCAGATTATATCTCTGCTGATGATTACTATTACTATAATACAGCTCAAGCTTACTTAGGAAGTCGTGTAGATGATTTATCTACCATTAGACTACCACCTGAAAAGGATGATTGGTTTTCTAATAATTCTAAACTAAGTAGTCCCACAGATAACACTGCTAAGCTAATGCTTGAGTCTCTCTATGATAGTGACACTCTTCTTAATGGAATTATCAAGGGTCGTGGTAAGATTTTCTTCACACTCAACCCATATCTTAATACCACAAGTGGATACTATAGAGTCATTAGTTGGAACCCAGCTGAGCAGACTTATTATTATGATCCAAATGATACTACTAAAGGTATCTATACTTATTCGGGTGTCACTGTAGTTGGTCCTAATACCATAACACACACAACAGCAATCACCACAACAGGTAGACCTTATCTCCAGAAGATTAGAACACCTGATGAACACTCTTACATTGATCCACGAAGAATGCCACAGAAGCTTGTGGTATCTATTGATTCATCCAATGTAACCGCATGGAACATTGAGCCAATCAAGTGGTCTGCTAGAACCACAGGTGACAAGACAACCAATCCGGGACCGAGTATCTTTAAGACCGTAGACCGCAAAAAGCTTAAGCATGTAAAGATTAATTCTATCGCAGTCTTTAAAGATAGACTATGGTTCTCCGCTGATGATGTTATCTTTTCATCTGAGATGGGTGAATATGAATCACTCTTCCTTAAGGATGCAGAGAATATTATCACCACAGATCCTATTGACATTCGTGTTTCTTCAAACAGCTACTGTGAGATCACAAGTATGACTCCCTTTGAAGAGTATATGTTTATTAATACTAAGGCTAACATTCAATTCCAATTGATGTCTGCCGCAGGTATGGAACTGTCGCCAAGCAATGTAGCGGTAGCCCCGGTTACCTACTATGGTACTGCGCCTATCCTAGACCCACAGTTTATTGGATCGCGTCTATACTTCTTTGATTCCCAGAAGCTCTTCCTGTTTACGGGTAAGGGTACAATGGGCTACGCCTCTGCTGTAGAGGTTTCAAGCACAGCAGCTGGCTATCTACCAAAGAACTACAGGACTGCAGCCACAGCTCCCGCACAGGACACACTGCTGTTTGTAGATGATGACCAGCGGAACCATATCTATGGTTATGTCAATCGGTTTAGTGGGGATAGGGTTGTACAGAATTCATTCTATCGCTATATCCTAGATGATACAGATTCTATTGAGACACTACAGTGCTTTGCTAATAACATGTATGTTGTCAGTAAACGAGAAACTAGTCTGGGTAGTAATACCTATGCTTATTATCTTTATCGTAACTACATGTTAAATGAGGATGTATATGTTCCTCGTCTTGATCGCATGTTTAAGATGAAGATTATTGGTTCAGATAATCAACCTGTTTTTTACAATGCGAAGTATGATCCATACACAGCAATGACAACTTATCGCATACCCGGACATACTAATATAACTGAAACGGATAAGTACTTTGTTGTCCTCTTTAAGGGATATTTAAATAACGGCACTCCTGATAGTGAAGATTTAAGTAATGTAGCTATACAACCTTTTAGTGTAACTAATAAAACAGATGCTAATGGAGGACAGTATACAGAGATTGTAGTCATTGGTGCTAACTACGCTGTATCAAACTACTATGTATACATTGGTCTTAAGTTTAAGATGAATGTAGAACTTAGTACTCTCTTTGTACGCGATGAGAATAATAATATTATTGATGGTGTATTGAATATTCGTAGTGCTATCTTTAGACACTACTTCACTGGACCATATGATATCGAAGTAACCCATAGAGGTAGACCCGCATTCACAACAAGCTATATTCCAACAAGACCGGAGTATACAATCTATGAAGATACTTTACCTCTAGAGATATTCCAAAAGCAAGGTGAGTTTGTATCCAAGATTCTTGGGTACTCAGATTCAACTACTATTAGAATTACCAGTGAATACCCAACTCCAGTTAATATTACAAACATGGAGTTCAAGGGTAAGTTTAAACAGAAATACACAACCATTGACAGTTAACGGAGACACATATGACAACATATGATAATTTAAATATAGCAACAACAACATTGGTTTTTCAGGGATCAGGAAATACATCGGTCGCATCTGGAATATTTGACCTAAGCTCATTAGCTTTTTTACCAAACATTCCTTTAATTGATCAGATTGAAGTAGAACGAGTGTTTGATACAGGTTATGATACTAAATTTGGTAACTACTCTTTTACTATTGCTAATCGTAGAGAGATGTTTATTTTTCCAAAGAATTGGTATTCAATTAATGAACAGACAAAAGTATTAACATTTAAAGATCTTTCTACTATTCCACTTTATGAGGAGAATGGTTTATATTATCCTTACTCTAGGAGTTATGACTTTCCTAGCGGACCCAATCTTGATATTCCAACTGTTCAAGCTACTTCTTCACAGGTAGGTGGTATTACTCGACAAGCAGATATAGTTTATATTCGGCGTAAGACTCCTTCAATAAATAGTATTGTAACATTTGCACCCGGTACACGATTAACTACCACCCAATTAAACTTACAGTTTGATCAATTAAAATTTAACATTCAAGAGTTAGTAGCAAAGTTTCGTAATGAAGCTATTTTAAAGTATGACGAGAATGCAGTAGATGGTCCTTTCCTTGGACAGGGCGATCTAAAGATGAATAACAATTACATCAAAGATGTTAACTCGCCAGCATTTACACTATATAACCAAAATATTATAGATTCTTCAGGTCTTAGCTTTTCTGCAAATACTTTTCTTGTTAATTTAGGTGCTGTAGCTAGTGGTATAATTAATGGAACCTTACATAGAACAGGTCTTAATTCTAGTCCTCCTGTATTTTCTGGGGATTATGATGCTGGTACCCTTAAGTTAATTAACTTGGCTAATGGTTCTAGTGCTCAAGATGCCGCTACTATGGGTCAGATTAGTAATGCAAGTAACATAACAACGGGTACTTTAAACCCAGCTCTATTTACAGACGCAACTATTCCTTTAGAAAAACTTTCTGCTTCAAGAGTAACCTATACTCTTCCTGAGGCTGCTTTACCTAGTGCTAATTCCCTTAGTGTAATTACACCTTATGGTTCAGCAACTGCTACCAATACAAACAACATAATCTATGCATCTGTAGATCCCAAAGGAAGAATCACTTCTGTTGGACATCGTAATTTAGCTGCTGGTGATCTTCCCAATACAACTGTAACCGCAAATACTTATGGCAGTGCTAATACTAAAGTTCCACAAATAACCATAGATGCTCAGGGTCGTATTACACTAGCTTCAGATAGAACTTTAGCTGCTGCAGATATTACTACTGTTAATGCTAATGCAGTTAGTGGTGTTCTTACTGCAGGTAATCTACCTGCCGTTTCTGCTGGTGGTGGTGGAGCAACCACAGTAACTAGTATCCCTAATAGTATTACTGTCGATACCCTTGGTCGTGTGACCGCAGTATCCGGTGGTAGTATTACAGCTAGTAATGTTTCAGACTTTAATACGGCAGTTCAGACAAGCAAACTGAATCAAATGGCTGCTCCTATAGCAAATGTAACTCTTAACTCACAAAAGATTATAAACTTAGGTGCGCCAGTTGATCCTTCAGATGCTGCAACTAGAGGTTATGTAGATACAAACTTTACTTCAAGTGCAAATCTTACCGGATCTATTGATACTCGCCTTACTACTAATGCTGTTTACTTATCAGCTGCTGGTATATTAAATGCAGGTGGTAAACCAATTACTAATGTTGGAGCTACAACTAACGCTAATGATGTAGTCACAAAGAGTTACTTAGAAGCCAATGCAATCTATGCTACTGGTGCTAATCTTAGTGCGGGTACTAAATATCTTACTGATTTAATTATGCGTCCAAGTGGCTCTTTGTCAGCCAACGATGCAGTTAACTTTGGTTATATTGAAACCGCAATTTTAAATGCAGGTGGACAACAACTAGTTGGTACTTCTTCTCCTCAGGTTTTCAAACAAACTTGGGCATCTGCTAATGCTATTTCAGCTAATACACCAGCTACTACAAGTTATATACGCTATCAGTTTAATTTTGTAGATCCTACAAATGTACTATATGCAACTAGTGCAACAATGATGCTAGTTGAAGGTACTGGTGGTACTAGAATCTTTACTCCTAATATAGCTAATGCTACCGCGTCTGGTGCTAATGCTGTATATGATGGTTACTTCTGGTTAGATACTAGCGGCGGTGCAACTAAAGTATTAAATGTGTATGTTAATGCTACGCCAACAGGCGATATTACTATTAGAAACTTTGGTCTATCTCGTATTGTTGCTGGTGGAACAGCCACCGAAAGCGCAACTGGTTTAGTTTCTATTGTTCCTGGAACTGAAGGTGGTATTAGTGTATCTGGTGCGGGTGCTATTGCTCTCAGACCTGCTACTTCATCGCAAATAGGTGGTATTAAACTAGGTTCTACTTTATCTACTTCCAGTGGTCTTGTTAATGTTGTGTTCCCGATTGCTGGAAACACTACTCTTGGTCAAGTAATGGTTGATGTAGTTGCTAATAGTGGCTTAAGTTTAAACACCGGAACAGGTGCTCTATCTTTACCAACTGCATCTACAACACAACTTGGTGGTGTTAAAATTGACACTACTGCTGGCTTAACAAACACTAGTGGTTTAATTTCAGTAACCCGAAGTGATTCTACTAGTAGTAACTCTACTACAACTTTAGCTAACTCTAAAGCAGTAAGTGATCTTAAGGGTCTTTCAATGCTGCTTGATGGTACTCAAACCATGACGGGCAAGCTAAAGACATTTGCATCAACTGCAAGTGTTGCTAGTTTAAATGTTCCATCTGGTGTTGCTGTAACAACACGAACAACTGGGGATATATGGAATTTAAGTGGTAGTCTACAATTTAGTCCTGATGGGACTGCAGTAAAAACTCTTGCTTATCTTGATAGTTCTATCACAGGTAATGCAGCAACAGCTACAGCTTTAACTCCCGGTGGAGCTATTACTCTAACAGGTGCAGTAACTTCGTCTGCTACTACTTTTACAGGAAGTGCTATATCTATAGCTACGACCCTTGCTGCGGGTCAGGCTGTAACAGCCGTTACTGGTGCTGGAGCAAATGCAATAACTGCAACAAGAACAATTGATTCAGTTGCTTTAACTCTACCACAAAATATTGGAACTAGTAGTGATGTTCAGTTTGGTACAGCTAGACTTGGTAATATTACTTTAGGTACTAATACGATTAATACTGCTACTGGTACTGGTAATCTAATCATAGATTCTGCTGGTGGTACTACAACAATAAATGATACTGTAAGTATTGCGGGACCTTTAACTGTTACTGGCAGTAATGCAACTACCCTTGGTGGTGCAGTAACTCTTAGTAGCACACTTGCTCTTAGTAATGCCCCTTGTAAAATTGCTCTTGGTAACACAGCGGGTGCAGCTCTTACTTCTATTAATAGCGCAGGTGATGCAACAGGTGCTAATCAAATTGGAGATATTATTCTCCGCACTCCTGCTAATGGAAGAGCATTCTTAGTTGGTAATGCTGCAAACACAACACTAACCGCAGAGAATGATGCTATTATTACTAAGGGTGTAATGAATAGTGCAATTGCTGGACTTAGCAGTACATACATGTCTATCACTGGTGGCAACGCAGGTGCAAACAGCCAAATCTTTGGTTCTGCTCTTGGTAACTTTATTGTTACGGGTTCTGCAGGTGCTACTTCGCTTCAGATTTCCCCTACTGGTACTGCTGTATTTGCTAATCAAGTTACTATTTCTCAAGGTGGTCTTGCTGTTAATTCCGGTGGTATAAGTGTTAATGGTGCTTCTGCTTCTACTATAGCTGGTGGTTTAGTTATTACTAGCACTGGTGCTGGTACTAATGGTGTAATTACTGCTGCTCTAGCTCCATCGCAAGGTTCTCATTTAACCAATAAGACTTATGTTGATGGTGCTATAGATAGTATAAGTGATACAAACGCTAATATCACACTTAAAAAATTGCTTATGCAGATTCCTATAAGACAATATGTGGTAGGAGGAATAACATCAGGAGATAGTACTACACCTCTCGCTCTTACTACTAGTGGTATGACTGTTAATGTACCAAAATATTTTCCAATAAATCTCGGAAGCGGTGGTTTTAGAGCTTCAAATCTTACTGTACTTGAAGGTCATCAAATTATAATTCTTGAGCAAATAAAAACATCAGGCACTACAACTTTTAACTATACCAAAACTCAGTTATTTGGAACTGCATCTCCAATTGCAGAAATGCTAGCTTGTCGCTTGGATTATAATTCTATGAATACTACTGGAACATTCAATAAAACATCTATAGGAAGTATTTTAACTGGTGATGTAGGTGGTACTACATATCAACTTCATGGTGGTGGTGGAGCAGTAGTAGAACTTATTTTAATGCGTATAGCTTAAGGAATAACCCATGAATGAGAATAACATTGGTATCTATGTTTCGGTATTACAATTAGCTATTCTCACCATTGGGGTAGTTACTGTTATTATACGCCTAGGCAAAAGGGAGGCTCAAATCGACAACAGCATGGCAGAACTTCTTCTATTAAAAGACATAACTAGAGATCTAGTTAAGACTGATATTGAATTAGGAAAGAACATGGTGGCTGTAATGGTTGAGTTGAAGGAACTACGGTATCGCATTGAGATGCTAGAAAGGGATTAATGCGTAAGATATTCTTACTAGTTTTTCTTACAGGGTGTTCATCTGTTAATGAGATATCTACAAGCACTTATAAGATTCAAACAAATGCTTTACAGATATTAAATACAAATGACATCGTAGTCGCCCACAAACATGCCCGTAATATCCTTGGTGAATCTGAGGATATTGCTGGTGTCTTAGGTAATATAAAAGACAGTACCCCTTGGTGGGCAGACCTACTTAGCTACGGCTTTATTGCTGCAGCTATATTAGGTGTATGTGTACTCTTGTGGTACACAGGAATTGGTACATTAATTAAGAAGGTAGTATATTCTCTTGGGTTGTTTATCCCAGAGAAGAAGATTCAACAAGCTAAGTTGCTTGCTGAAGCCAAGGACGAATCAGATCCTACTACCATTAGAGAAGCAATCGCAGCATTCAGAGCAGGAGATCCTGCCTTCGATGCTGCATATAAGAAAGTACAAGGATAATATTATGGCATCATTTATCGGTTCAGTTTGGTTTGCATGTCTTCTTTGCGTGGTTGGCTATATCGCTGGATCAGTCGTTCCAGTGAGCAAGCTGCCTGAGCTGTTCAAGAAGAAGTGAATAAAGAACTTATCACTCAATTAAATGCTCGTCTTATTGAGCGTCTTCTAGACGATCTTCAGGACGATACAAAGAGTACCCCCGGTCTGTACCAAGTCATTCGTGGCGTGGTCAACGACAACCGGGAAGCTCTAGATGGTATCCCTACGACCTCCCTTGACACCCTAGAGGTGGCAATGAAGGCTAAGATGCCATTCAAATTTAAGTCTACCCAGATTTAACACAACGGTTCCTAGGGGCAGGAATGCCCTTAGGAACCATTTGATTGTACTTGGGCTAGCAAGATAGCCCATTGACTGAGAAACCGTTTATAGCCCCTGCTAGGGGGCTTAGAAAGGAAGCCTTCTATGAAAGCTCCACCAGAAGTCCTAGAAGACTTTAGAAACCATCTTTACTTTTGTTTCAAGTACCTAGGCTTGGGTCAACCTACCCCTAAGCAATACGCTATGGCACATCGGCTCCAAGTAGGAACCAAGGATATGCTCCTACAGGCAGGGCGTGGTGACGGCAAGTCCGTTATCATGGCATGCTATGTCTCATGGTTACTCTTGTTAAATCACAATACTACAATACTTGTATTATCAGCAGGGGCTGACCGGGCTATTAAGTTTGTATTCCAGACCAGAGCTATCCTAACTCAGGTTCCTTACATGAAGGATCTGGAGCCATTAGAGAATGACAAGGACAGTGCCTTTGGTTTTAATGTACATACCCGTACCCAGTTCGGACAGGATCTGTCTGTAACGGCTAAGGGTATTACCTCACAGATCACAGGTCTACATGCCGATCAGATTATTGGTGATGATGTTGAGATTGTAGAAAACTCTGACTCCCCTCAGGCTAGAGAGAAACTCTGGGAGAGATGCTTGGAGTTAGAGAATGTAGTAAATAAAGTTGATGTGGCTAGTATCCGATTCTTGGGTACACCACAATCTAAAGACTCTGTATATAATAAACTAGGTGGGATTTACCCCACCGTTAAGTTTCCGGCTGTCATGCCAGACTTAACTAACCCCGAAGAGATAGAAAATGTTGATGAATATATTCTTGGTCTGGGCTTTGAGCCGGGAGAATCGACTCAGCCTGAAAGATTTCCCACAGAAAAGCTTGCTGAAATTGAAGCGAAGATTGGTCCGACCAACTTTGACTTACACTACAAGCTTAAGACATCGACTTCAGATGTCAAAAGATACCCCCTTAGATTAGAAGATTTAATTGTATTGGATGTAGATCCACAGGTCTTCCCAGTCAAGGTAGTTCATGCTAAGAGTGTAGTCAATAAAAGAGTCTCTTCATTTGGTATGAAGGGTGATCTTGTTTATGAGCCTATGCATATTGAGCCATCCTTTGTCCCCTACAATCAGACGGTCTTATTCATAGATCCCTCTGGTCGTGGTGCGGATGAGACAGCTCTATGTGTGGCTTCCTTTGCTCATGGTTATATTGTGATACATGAACTTACGGGTATCCAAGGGGGATACGATAGTCCTACCCTGATGAAGATCTGTAAGCTTATTAATCAATACAAGATTAACCTTGTTAAGTATGAGTCTAACTATGGTGATGGTATGTTTGGTAAGATCATCCAGCCTGTCATTGCACAGAGTTGTGGACAGATTGGTATTGAAGAGTACAAGGTTACAGGATCTAAAGAGAATAGAATCTTAAGTACACTTGAGCCAATCATGGCACAACACCGTCTTGTATTTGATGTTGGAGTTATCCAAGACAAAGAGAATCAGATGCAGATCACTCGACTACAGAACAAACGGGGTGCTCTTAAGCATGATGACCGTGTTGATGTACTCAGTGCTGCTGTGTCCCATTGGATAAATGCTTTGGCTATTGATCCAGATAGAGAACTGATTAATAAGCAACAAGAAGATTATAAGAACCAGATTAAGGATTGGATGGGAAACACAAGAGCACTTGGTATTCTAGGTACTAGACTTTCTGGTGCTGTTTTGTTAAATGGAAAAGATATTCCAAAGGGTAAGTTCGGTAAATCTATATTAAAAAGAAATCGTCCATGAGTATAGCTGTTGTAACAGGTATTGGTCCCCGTACTGGTACTTCATTTGTAATGCAAAGTGCTAAGAAGGCAGGACTCCCCATCATAGGGGAGGCATTCAATAACATAGTTGTTCCCAAACACAACCCTGAGGGATACTGGGAAACAAACACACTCAATCCCAAAGAACTTAATAACCATATTGTTAAACTTTGGTATCCTAATTTAATCACCATTAACACAAACAGAATATCTCGTATTGTTGTCTTAGAAAGAAAAGATAAGCTGGCTCAGATGCATAGTATATACAAAGTCTTTAAAGACGAGTGTGAACTACATCCTATCTTTCTTGATCTAATTAACCCAGTGGATATATTCTACGAGCATGCTACTTATTTAAATGAGTGGCTCAACAAACAAAATCAAAATAAAATAATGCGGGTAAATACTGAGGATCTCACAGATTCAATACCAGATATCTTATCCTTCTTAGAAAGAGGACTCAAATGGGAGTAATTGCAGCAGGAGCAATGGGAGCAATGGCTTTAGGTTCGGGTATTATGGGTGCATTGGGTTCAGCAAGTCAGGCTGACGCAGCAGCAAAGGCAGCAGAAATCCAGCAACGGAATGCAAACTTTCAGAACCAATGGGCAAAAGCAACGCAAGACAGAAATGTTATGCGAGAGTTTCAAGCCAACCTTCAGCGTAGTGTCCAGATTGAAAAGGGTGCTGCAACTGAACGAGCACTAGCGGAGTACTACTTAGACAAGTCATTCTCAAATCAAAAGAGTACACTAAGCAAGCAAACCTCACAGGTCAATGCACAGTTCATCTCTTCAATGACAGCCCGTGGTATCACTGCAAGTAGTGGAACGGCTAGAGCAATGCTTCGTCAGAACATTGAATCCTTAGGTAGCAACATGGTAGCCCTCAAGCTGAACCATCGTAGTGCCTACCAAGACATCATCACACAACAACAAACAAGACTAGGACAACGAGGCAATGCCTTTGCTCCAGACCTTGGAGTCTTCATTCCATCTAAGGGTGGTATTGCTAACAACTCCTCAACTGCATTGACCACTGGTTTAATTCAGGCTGGTCTGTCGGGAGCATCTGTTGGTATTCAGTCTGGTCTACAGTATGGCTTTAAACTTCCCGGTGGCGGTGGCAGTGGTGCTCCTGCACCCATGCCTTACTCAGAAAGAGGAGGATAACCAATGGCTAAGAAAGATTTATACTCTTCATTGCAACAGATTGCAACTGAAACAAACATTACTATGGTAGATGCAGTTAACACTGAAGACATGATTGACAAGCAAGACATTGCTAAGATTAATCAAATCACAGAGTTAGCAACTAAGATGTATCCTACTAACGCACAGAATAGATTCAATTACTGGAAGAATAATAATTCCCTTGACAGTCTTTCCAACAATAGTAGAAACTACTTCTGGAAGGAATACGAGAAGATGCACCCATCTGGTAAGGATGGGGCAGTCAGTGACTTTATCAACACCAGTCTCATTGAGTTAAACAATATCAGTGGAGTCTCCAGTAAGGAGTTCTTCCTACGAGATCGTATGGCTAACTCTCCTGAGTGGGCAAGATCAGCCCTTGCTCCAGAGCTAGCTAAGCTTTCAACTGTAGTGGCTACGGCTAACTTCAGTAAGGCTAGTCAAGTCTACTCTAACACATTGAGTGGTAAGGTTAATAAGTTCCTTATGGACAATGAGCTAGACCCTGATGTGTCTACTGACCAACACTCCTCTGACTTTATGAAGCTAGAACAAATGAACTTGTTTGATGTAGCCTCTGTAGTCAATGGTCGTATTGGTATCTACAATCAGAATGGATCCTTTGTCCCAAGCTTTGGTCTACAAGACCGCAAGCAAGCTTTACCAAATGATCCATATGGTGCTCCTTCGTTTGCTGAACAAGTCTTAGTTAAAGACACAGCAACACAGCCAATCAAGGAAGCCATTGAGAATAAGATCTATTCCCAACGCAGTGTTATCTCTAGACAAGAGAAGCAATCAGCAATGGAAGTCTCTAAGCTTTTAGAGTCAGGTCATTATAACATTGATAGATGGAATGAAGCCTTTGCAGTTAACCCAGAGTCTTCCGCTAAAGACCAAGTATATCGTGGTCTTCGTGGGGAGATTGCAGCTGGTAGAATTAAAACAACAAAAGAACTAACAGAAAGTATTTATACAGCTATGTCTAAGTACCCTAATATGTTTGGAGATACAACCAATGCCAGCACCTGAGCTTAATCCATTACAACAGACAATCTTTGAAGAAGGACCAAAGGCTGGCTTTGTGCCGCCTGAGTCCATCAACATGTACAAGGAAACCCCAACCCAATTTGGACAGCAACCTATTGGAGTTGAAGGTGCAGATATTGATTGGTATGCATTAGGCGAGAGTGGCTTTAAGATTGCCAATGAAACCTTTGGTGCTGTAGTTAATAACTTAATTTCATCTAAGGGTAATGCTATTGCAGAACTTAAGGATGTATATTCAACTAAGCTAAATAATGCATATATTGAACTCAATACAAAGCAAGCTGAAGCTAGAGCTAAAGGTATAGCAATAGACCAGCCAATCATGGATAGCTTAATTTCAAGAATTAATGAATATAAAACCGAGTGGAATGACAAGGCAAGAGATGTCGTAGAGAATAATCAGGGTGGTTTATTTGAACCCGCCATTGATTACTGGGATCCTGAGCTAGACATTAAGAGCCTAGGTTCTAGGTATCAAGAACTCGCCTTAAGAGTTCGTTCATCTGATAGAGATATCTCTGCTGCATCAACAAAGCTTTTGTTTGATGCTCAATTCAATAACATTGGTAAGCAGAAGAAAGACTTTGATGCTAAGCAAGCAAAGTTTGGCGCAGTCCCTTATAAGGCTGGTGATACTGCAAATCTGGTATTAGCTGGAGCTTCTCCATTGAATGCTGTAGGATCTCAATATCCCCCAGTTTCTCCAACCGATCCAACTAATACACCTTACTTTTTTACGCAACTAAAGGATGGTAAACTTACACCAAAGGTAGATGCTGCTGGTAACCAAGTAGTAATCCTAGATCCAGCTACAGGTCAGTGGCTCTGGAATTCTGCAGCAAGTCAAGATGGCTTAAATGAAAATGAGACTAAGCAGCTTGTTGACTATGCTCAGTTTAGTCCTTATGCAGAATATAGAGATCGCTCAGCTATTGCATCTCATCAAGGTATGCTGGCTCCAGATTCAGCGGATGTCGTTAAGTTTGTATTTAGTAAGCCAATTGCTACAAGATCACCACAAGAAATGTTTCGTGTTGCTCTGATGCTAAATCAACTTCCTGTTTCAACACTATCTGATAACCTAAAGGAAATCGGATTGAATGAAGAAGATATGGGCATGGCTATAGTCCTTAGAGATGCTGTTCAAAAGGGCGGCACAATGCAAACTCTATCAGAATTAAAAAACATAACCGCAGCAGATATTGGTGTAGTCAATGAGATTTTAACTTTCGCACAACAAGACAGCCCTTATATAAAAGGTGCTGCAACTAAAGCCACTACATTAGTATATCTAAATAACATTGTTCGCCCTCTTGTTGGACAAGCATTGGGTCTGAATGACAAGCAACTAACCGATTTACTGGTAGAACTTAATGGAGATACTGTAAAGGATGCGGGTGGACCTGAGAGTCTTGTCCGTGTTTTAAAAAACAATCCACAACTACTTGGAACTGCCCTACGAGCTATGGCTTATGTTGAAGCTAATAGACGACAGTTTCTAGTTGAAGGTCGCGCTGGTGATTTAGATGCAAGTAAGGTAGCTGCGTTTGCTGCTACGTTTAATAAGACACTTGCAAACCACCGGGGTATTACCGCTGTAAAGGGTGCTGATGGTAGTATGGTTTCTGCTGAAAGTCCTGATTTATCTTACACAAATACTCTTAAGCCTGAAAACACAAAGCTTAATATATTTGATACACACTTTGCAAGTTCCTATAGTACAGATGATCTGACTAACCCTACTGCTGTTAGAGACTCCGCAATTAAAACTGCAAAGGGTTTAGTCCCTGATTTAAATGAACGACTCTACACCTCTTTCTTAGACAACATGGTTGTTAATCAACCAAATGGTCTAGAAGATAAAACACAAGTTTCTAGAGTTATTCCAGTGGGTGAGCAAGGTAGACTTGCCGTTGCTTGTAGTGCTGCTGTAATGAAACTCAATGGATATGTTCCAGTAATAGGAGCAACCGCAGAGGCAGACTTTGCCGCACAACTTGCTGCAGTCAAAAAGGGTTATGCACAGATTCCACCCATGTCAGAATGGGGAATCGAATATAGTGTTAGTCCAAGAGAGCAAGGGTTTATGACCTCATCAACTGGCGGTCTTCCTCTGGGATACCGAAGGATTATGATGGGTAATGTAGATGTACTTCCCTATCTTACTCCCGCTTCTCAGATTGATTCCAATGGTGTGTTTACCCCGCGTAGAAATGATGGCACTCCTATATTAAGAGTACCCGCATCAAGAGACAATGGGGGTGCATATCGTATGACACTAGAGAATCTAGAAAGTTATAAAATAACTAAGACTC